CTTGCAACCCGTCAATTTTTAAGATGCCATCCCTACCCAGCTCCCCCGCCTGATTAGACATGATAGTTCCAAGAGCATCGCCAGCCTTTTTCCAGAACGCCGGAATCATGGGGTATGTCTCGCGGTACACGTTGATGATGCGCTGGCACTCTTCAAGCTCTAGCACCACGTTGAAGTTCTTTAGCTGGGCCTGAAACTTAGCCGCGCCCATCCCGTAACCACAACCCAGAATAGTTGTCTTTCCGACAAATCGTTCGTTTTTGTCAGCCTTGGTAATGTGTCGCCCGTAGATGGCAGATGCCATAATGCAATACACGTCTTCACCCCGGTCGAATGCTTCCACCAAATCGTTCTGCTCCGCCAGCCACGCCAACGTCCGCGCTTCGATCTGCGAAGAGTCAGCGTCAATCATCATGTAACCCGGCGGGGCTAAGATAGCTTGTTTGAGCGGAGAGCTTCGGGGAAGGTTTTGCATATTGACTTTGTCGTCCCCGCCCCAGCGCCCGGTGTGTGCAGCGTAGTAGCGCAGAGGGATAGGCAAAGTGCCCCGCGCAGCAATCTCGATGAAACGTTGAGTGCGTGTCTCCTCCAGCGTAGACTTAACACCTAACCTAGCAGCCACAATAGCTTGCACTCGAACGTCAGGGTGTTCTAGCAATAGCTTGAATGTTTCGTCACTCTTTGCAAAAGCGTAGGTCTCCTTACCTGTCGTTGGGCTTATCTTCGTAGGTGGCTGCACCCCCAACAGCTTTAGCGTTGCCGCTAACTTGTCGTTCGACATGAGCTGGCCTTTGTCCACCATGGTCACAGCCTCTAATAGCCTTTTCTTATTTACCTGCACCTCATCCAAGTGCCCGTGCAATATAGTAGGGCTCAACTCCAGCACTGGCTCCGAGAACATACGGATGGTCAAGTCGATAAGCTTCAGCTCTTCCTTGGCAAAGTTCTGCGACAGTATCTTGAATAGGTCAAGGGTCAGTGCACAGTCGTTCTTGCAGTACTCGCCATACGCAGCTAACTCTTGCGCCGTGAAGTCCGTTCGCCTTTTACCAAGAGCGTTGATGACTTCCGTACCTTTCGCACCCAGTTTGTAATACGCAGCGAGTGCAGCCAGTGATCCCCCCACTTCAATGGTATGTAGAGCACGGGCCATGCTAAGCGTATCAAGCCAACCCCGAGGGCGGATACCAAAACGCCAGTTAAGAATAGCGGCATCAAACAAAGCGTTATGAGCGAGTACCAGATGCTCATGTAGGTCGAGCGATTCAAGAAACGCCTTGATTTTGTCATGTGTACCTGATACCCACACTGCAGGTTGTCCATCTTCTTTTACCCCCACTCCTATAGTTTCAAATCGTGGATCGCGTATGTACTCCTCAGTCGTTATTTTGCTGAGGCTGTACTCTCTATCGTAGTACGTCTCAAAATCCAACGCGATTATTTTCATTGGCCGAGTGCCTTTTTAACTTTTTCGATGAACGACGGCGATGGTTCAGGCTCTACCGACCCAAAGGTACTAGTGACTAAAGATGTGGTTGAAGTTTGAGATGTCGCGGTTTCCCACGAAGGATATACTCCGCCGGGTTGTAGGGGGTAGTTTGGGTTCAAGACAGGTGGGTGCTTTGTTGTAAACGCCCGCAGCTCAGGTGTCATTATTTCTCCCTCGCCATCGTCCAGCAGCTTCTTCATCACAAAGTCGTGAAAGCTTTTTTGCTTGATCTTCTGGTAACCACGCCATACAGCACGGATTTCTTCGTCAGTCATCCACGGCTCAGCCCTGCGTTTGCTCTGCGGGTTAAACATCCGCTCCTCTACTACACTCAGCACATGACTCCACTTACCACGCTCCGAGTTAAACTCTTCTGGGTGCGACTCCATACGCTGCAGCAACAGCGCAACGCCTTCGCTTAGTTCTACCCGTAATTCTGCTTGCATTTCACTCATACGTTAGCTCCTTCAATAAAAATTCTAACAATGTTAGGTCTTCTCTGACCACCATCGCCATACCACCCGCTGCTTGTATCTGATTTATTTCTCGTTGTTGCAGTGCAGTGGGTTCGTTCTTTCCAGCCTTACATTCAATAGCTAAAAACTTACCATTGATACAGCATACGATGTCTGGCACGCCTGAGCGTCCGTACCCGTGAGTCGCGGGAAAAAAGAAATACACGCCGTATTGCTTAAGCAATTTAACGACAGCTAACTTAACCTTACTCTCAGGCGTACCAGCCATACTGTCTCCTTACGATGTTTCAATCTCTCGCGTCAAATACCAACGCGCTTTCTCAAGGTCTTCCTTGCGACTACCTTTGTGCCCGGCACGGGTTACGTACTTAACCACGTTACCAAGGTTGTAGTTTAAATTCTTGGCCTCGATGAAGTCGATAGTCTCAATGCCACCCACCTTGTAATGCGCTGGGTTATTAACCATATCAGCCGCAGCGTAGTGTGTAACTTGCGGAATGTCCTCATGCAGCACAGACCTGCCACTTGTAACCGCTTGCACCATTTGCGCTACTCGTTGCATAGGCATTTTGATCTCGTCCCACTGAACTACTCGCTGGGAGTTTGACGCTGCTTTTTTCTTTTTGCGTTTAGGTGGCGTGTACGGATGTGGCTCCCCCCGCAGTTCACGCTCTTTGCGCTTCTCCTGCCTAACCTGTCTTGCGTGTGCTGCAGTACGCCGTAAGGTTTCTAACGCTTCAGGGCTCAATACCTTCTTTACTTTCTTTACCATTGTTAGCTCCATTTTCTTCTGCATAGTTAACCAGAACCTCGCGCATCTTAGCTGTGCTGTTGTCAAAGTTCCGGCGGTAATAATCAAGAACGTACACTGGTAGGCGCACGCTCGTGATGCCGTGTCGTGGCTTTTTGCCGGGCCCACGCCCCCGTCTTACTTTCTGTTCCATGTGTTCTTCTCCTTTAGCTTTTCTATCGCCCACGCTACACCTCGGGCAAAGTTCGTCGGATCGTATTCGGCGTTAGCTCGTTCTACTATTTCCTCATCCGTCAGCCCCTGCCATTCGCGCTGTGGTGGGGCGGTATTAATCCCGCACAGTTTTGGCTTATCAATGCAATTAACGCCACCTTTTCCTAAGCAGTAATAGCCACACACAGGACAGCTTTCTTCTGTGTATTTCTTCTCCTTCGGTTCAGGTGCGCTAAGTCGGGCGCGGAGGGTTTCGATTGCAGCGTCATACAAGTCGCCTCCCTCTGGCTGCTTGATCTTTTCTCTGCTGGTCACAAACACTTTGGCGTGTTGCATCGTATCCAGCACCTGCTGCGCTTCCTCGCGGGTTAGTGTGATGGTCATTGTTGTCTCCCAATTTCCGCAGCAGCGCAAACAATGGCGCGGCGTGTGGCTGCGCAGGGATCGTCATTGTGCGGGGAAGTAACCCATTCTCCATTTGGTATTTGTTGGGCATGAGATCGTTTCCATTCTTTGTCTAACTCCAAACGCATTCCCAATTTCACCGCCAGTCGTAGCGCAGCGCCGTCGCTTATAAACGGATTCCAACCGCATTCTTCAATAGCATCAGCTATTGTTGGCTCCGGCAATTTCTCTCCGGTATTTTGGTCAAACTTTGCCCAACCAACACAACATAACTGTTCTTTTCCGTCTGGATATTTAACATTCCAATATCCATGCTTGCTTTGCCACCATCTGAACCCTGCTGCTTTTGCAGCCAGTTCTAATAGCTCTCGGTCAGTCATTGTTGTTCTCCTGTAGCTTTAGCTAAGGCTGCTCTAGCTTTTGGATACCAAGTCATTTCTTCATTTTCTTCCCACGATAAAATATCTTTCAATGCCTCCACCAACTCAGCATTCACCTCATGCAGTCTGCGTAGTTCGGCGGCGGCATCAATGCAATCCAGAACCAGTCGAGGTCTCCCCAAATCAATCGCATCAGCCAGCCGCAGGGCTTCGGGTTGTTTGTCAGTCATCTCTCATCTCCTTAGCTAAGTACCGTAGCTCCACGGTCTGCGCGGCTTCACGTAACTTTGTTAGGTTAGTTCGCTTCATAATTTCTATAGCAATGGCAACGAACGTCTCGACCTCAGCCCGCTCCTCGTCGCCCCATCCGATCAGCCCAGCGATTGCGCTTTGCATACGCTCATCTTTTAGCTTCGATGCCCGCTCCACTATATACTCTAAGTCCTCACGTGGTATGGCTGCACGTTGCTGTAGCAGCTCGGTCATTCTGGTTGCTTGCTCTGCTACAAAGTTGGCGTCGGGCCGGATGCGTTTCACAGCTTATGCCCCCTATGTTCTTTCGCCCGTTGCTCTCTCATCTGACGGCACTTCTCTCTGTCTGCGGGGCTCAGGTCTGGACTGATCTCTGACACCCCACAAGGCAACGGCGGGTTTGTAGTTACCGCCTTGTACCCAAACACAACAGAGAATAACGCCACACACATAACGAAAGCCACAGCCATAGCTTCAGCCGCCTTCATTTTGCTAACGCGCCTAGTCGTGTCGGTGTACCCGCAACCATAAGAATGTCAGCCGCTTCTGCTGCTTCTTCGTCAGTCATGTTGGAAAGGTCTATGGTTCTCCCGTCCTGTGTCTGTACGACTTCAATGCTACCCATCAATGCTTTGTTTCTCTCAAGAAAGTCGATGATGCTTTGTCGTGCTGTTCTGATCTCACTCATATGCTTTCCCCTTTATCAAGTCTATAAGTTCGCAATACGCTGCTTTGCTTGCCTCGTGTGTCTTTGCCAATACCACCTCATGCGCTACCTCATGCACTCGTACAAGCTGGCGTAGTATTGCTGCTTTCTCAAGGTAAATCTCTGTGCGCGGTGCTTCTTCCAATGCGTTCGCCAAACGTATGGCGCGTCTTCTGATACTCATTCGTCTTCCTCATTAGCCTCTATGTAATCTGCAACTGCCCACACTGCCATAGCTTGTGCCATTGTTTTTGTATCTAACGATACGCATATGCGCTCGACTATGGATGCAACGGTGTTGGGCTTCACGTTTAACCTTGCGGAAATATCCTTACTGCGTAGCCCTTGCGCCAGCAGACGCATAACTAAGTC